TAAATACCATTCGCATGTACTCGCATAAGTATAAAGCAGAATACGGCGAAATCGTATTAGCTTGTGATGGTGGTAATTCTTGGAGGAAAGGATTCTTCCCTCCATATAAAGCACATCGCAAGAAAGCAAGAGAAGATAGCGGTATGGATTGGAATTTATTCTTTACATACCTCAATCAGATTCGTGAAGAGATTAAAGAAAACTTCCCGTATAAAGTTATCCATCTACAGCATGTTGAAGCTGATGATGTCATCGCAACATTAGTTAAGGAAACTCAGGAGTTTGGTAAGAACGAACCTGTCATGATTATTTCTTCTGACAAGGATTTTATCCAACTTCAGAAATACAAGAATGTCAAACAATTCTCACCGATCCAAAAGAAGTTGGTCACAGACTCCAACCCTCGCTTATACTTGTTTGAGCACATTATTCGTGGGGATAGTGGGGATGGGATACCTAATATTCTTTCTGCTGATACTACTTTTGTGGACGGCAATCGACAAACTCCTGTTAGTAAAAAGAAAATTGACACATGGTTGGAGAAAGCAGAAGACCTCCAATCGGTGATGGAACCAGAGGTATATAGGAATTATCAACGTAATAAGTTATTGATTGACCTTGAGATGATCCCTAAAGATTACTCTGATTCAATCATGTATACATATGAGCAGCAACAAGTTGCACCTCGAGCACGCATCTTAGACTACTTAATCAAGAAGCGTTGTAAAATGTTAGTAGAATCCGTTAGTGAGTTTTAATAAATGGCCAAAAGAATATTAGTTTCCGAAATCCTTGAGCTTGTAGCCAAGACTGATGCTCGTAAAGAAAAGATCGAGATCCTTCGCAAGTACAACTCGCTAGAACTACGTGACGTTCTTAAAGGTGCATTCGATGATACGGTACAGTTCAGTCTTCCAGCTGGTGTACCTCCAATCGATGAAGATGAGAAGTCAAAGTATGATAAGACACGCTTGATGTCAGAGACCAAGAAGTTTAGGTACTTCGTTAAAGGTGGTCCAGGAGATCAGATCAATCGAGTACGTAGAGAACGTATGTTCATTGATATCCTTTATAGGATTGATAGTAAAGAAGTACCGTTGCTATGTCATATGAAAGATAAGACACTCGATGGCGTATACAAAGGATTAACTAAAAAACTTGTAGCAGAGGCGTTCCCAGGACTCATCGTTAAATAAATAATAGTATGACCAATTTACTTAATTAACCAAAGGCTTAGATCCTAACCGATCTAGGCCTTTTTCACTTAGAGGAGGCAGTAAACCCATATCGTACATATATTATGTTATCATTAATAACAATAACGGAGAGATGCATGATTCCTGCACAATTAGAGAAACTACGGAAAGATTCACGTAAATTAGATAACTGTATTCATCGAATGAAAAAGAAGGGGCGAAACGATATAGCCAGCAGGTTACAAATTAAAAAAGCACACATTGATTCATGTATAGAAAGCATCATAGAGGAGGAAGTACATCCACAACACTACGAATGGATCTCTAAGCCATCGTACGAAACTCATACCTATAACTTTAGTTAACATGGGGATGCCCCGAAAGGGGCATGTACAACGAGTAAAAATCGTGGTATAATATAACCATGATTATCCACACACCTACTAAGCCACGCGCTAAAAAACGCAAGCCTACGGCCAAACAACGAGAATTGGCTGCCAGTTGGGAAGCGTTAGTCAAACGATACGAGCCTAAGAAACCACTTCCTAAGGTCGTACAAGCAATCAAACCACAAAAAGCATACGTACGTGAGACACCGCACTATCCTTCATTGAATAGCGGTTATCACGACTGTACCAAGAAGCGTCAAGAGATGTACACTGGTACAGCAATGATTGGTATCGGTACACTTCACAAGTCTAACGCAATACCTGTCTTTAGCAGCGATGATGCTAAGGAAATTAGTAGGATGCGTCGAGGCTGATTTTCTGCAGTTTTTTTCCAAGTCGAAATAGCGTGGGGGTGACCCCGGGCCCCCTAAGCGCTCCCAGGATGAGGGCCCCTTGATTTCACCCCATGAAATAAAAAAATATTTTTAAAAAGCTAATGGTATCAATAACTTGCAAGGCCAGGGGCCCCATGTACAAACTGCGAGAAACAGGGTATAATGGTTCTATAGATTGATAAAGGAACTTATATGAAATTAGTTATTCGCACACAGTTTATGGAAAACTACGGCGCTCATGATTGGGACGGCGAAGGTGAATGTCCTCAGTATTGGAAGATGAAAGGTGGTTCAGAATACATGATTGAAAATGTACCACTCAACATCGATTATGCTGCTGTAGTCGAAATGGCTGAAGTTGAGAAAAACAATGAGTATGTGCGCGAGTACATCCTTGATTGGTCACTCGAAAGCGATGACTACATGTCATGGTTTGAAAAGTCTCAACTTGAGTATGATGGCAAGATTTCATGTAAGGAACCACGTATCGATTATGATGAAATAAATAGTCGTTATACTGATCCAATGGAGTATGCTAACATGTGTGCAGATAACGACGCTGTTGCTTATGGAGGTTGAGATGGAAAATACAAGAACATTTAATGGTAAGACATATGACGCACGTCATGGTGGACCATTCGATCGTGGATCTGCTGATAGTTGGTATAGTCGTGGATTGAATCCACACTACTATGTTGGTGATACACATATGAGTGAAGAAGTAACGACACTCACACAAGAGGAACTCGAAGCTTATGTTGCCGGTTACGAGTGGAATGAGAAGTTTGGTGGCAAAAAATCTTGGGATTAAGGAGTAGATTATGGGATTAGATATGTACGCTTATCGTGTTAAGAAAGAACACGCTATTAATGATTTTGAATTTGATTCAGATCAACAACCGGCAGAAGATTTAGCTTATTGGCGCAAATTCAACGCACTACATGGTTGGATGGAAGATCTCTATCGCTTCAAAGGCGGTGATAAGGAAACGTTTAACTGTACACCTATACGTGTCACACTAGACGACCTTACGATGCTAGAGGAAGATATGCGAGATGGTGAATTAACTCCTCGTGCAGGTTTCTTCTTCGGTGAACAAACGATTTACCCTGAAGATGTTGAAGCTACCGAAACGTTTATCAAAGATGCTCGCGAAGCAATCGCTGATGGATATGAAGTTTATTATGATTCTTGGTGGTAAGATGCTAGATTTGTTTAAACCTACTTTTGATTGGATTCGCGATGATTACCGTACTCATCCTCTTCGCTTTTTTGTGGAGTTGCTTGCTTGGGGTGTTAGTATTGGATGCTCCCTCACGATGGCAATCACTGTACCGAATCCTCCTCTTTTGGCTTTGTATCCTGTCTGGATTTCTGGTTGCGCTATGTATGCTTGGGCTGCTTATACTAGGAAATCTTTTGGGATGCTTGCTAACTACATACTGTTAACGTCTATTGACACTGTCGGATTGATTAGAATGCTATGATAAAAAACTTTCTTTATGCTTCATTGATGCTCGGTGGAGCATTATTTTGGTTTTTTGTAGCAGTACATTTTGCAACGGGCGGAGATCGTGTCATACGATATGATTGTAGGTTAGCAGAAATTTCACCAGATTATCCTGTACAGGTTAAAGAAGATTGCCGTAAATTGAAGGCGGTACATATTTAGGAACATCTATGTCAAATGAAGACCATAAACTTAAACACTCTGAACGTATCCATCAAAAAGAAACTAAGATTAAGAAACAGGTAAAGATTGCAAAAGAATATGGCATAGAGGTTAAAGAACCTCATAAGTTTGCAAAGCATCATGCATTAAACTGCGGTGTCCCAAATTGTGTTATGTGTGGGAATCCACGCAAGGTTTGGGGAGAGAAGACTATGCAAGAACGAAAATTTGAACAAAAGGAACTTAATGATGACTGAAGAACGACAAGCGGTGATTGAAGCAGTTCTTAATGGAAAGCTTGATGCAAGCTATGTTACCATGGATGAAATTAAAGAACTAGAAGAGATTGTATTTGAATTAATTGCAGCAAAGAAATCACCATTTATGACATACGAGGTGATGCAATGAATAGAGACTCAGAAGATTTTGTGCAGTTAGATATCATGTGCGGTAACTTGCTTAGCGAGAATAAAGAACTGCATGAAAAAGTAAAATTCTTAGAAGCAGAATGTAATGCTCTACGCGAACAGGTTCAATACCTTCAGAAACAGGTGTACAACGGCACCACAATGTAGTATAATATATCATGAGCAAAAAAATTACCCTGTATATCGATATGGACGGTGTGCTTTCGAACTTTGAAAAAGCATATCGTGCTATGTGGCATGAATTTGAGTACGACCGTGAACGCTTTAGACAAGCTGTACTAGAGCGTCGCATCTTCACACACCTAGAATGGATGCCAAACGGCGAGAAGTTTATGAACAAGATCTATGAGATGCAAAGCGGTTATGATAGCTGCTTAAACATCGAGATCCTCACTTCTACTGGTTCACACCGTACAGATATGCGAACAGCTGGCCAAGAGCAGAAGATCGAATGGCTATGTGCTAAAGGCATTCCATTCAAGGCAAACTTTGTTTGTGCAAAACCTGAGAAAGCGCAGTATGCGGGACCACATAAACTATTGATTGACGATATGGATGGATGCATCACTCCATTTAATGCTGCAGGCGGAGTTGGATTTCAACATAAAGATAGCGAATATTTGGATAGTATTGATCGTGTTTATTGGTATTTAGATGAAGCACTTAATGAATTGGTATGAGAGCAAATTACTTTAATAATATTGGATACTTAACTCACACGTTTAAGGACGAAGAGTTGGCAAGTTTAACTACTGAAGTAAAAGAGATCCAAGATGATTTTACTAAAGCTATTCCATGGAACTATAATCTTGCTG